CTATCTGGTCGCAAGCTTTACGGTGCAACGGTTGCGTATGCTATTCAAGGTGGCGAGAATTACGCGCTGTTCCGTGCTCAGAACTCTTCAACTCCAATCCCGTACAATGGTGGTCAGATCACCCTTGATGGTGCAAAGTCAGAAGAGGAGTGGGAAGCTGCTAGCACGTTCATCCGTACAAAGTACTTACAGCTTTACGGAGGGGTGAACAATGCTTTGCTTGATGAGCACATGTTCCCCCGCATGCGCCAGTCTGAGATAACTCAGAAGGGTGCATTCCTCAAAGGTTTGTATGAGGTCAAAGAGGCTAACGTAAAGGAAGAGAAGGCTAGAGACCTTAGGAGTGCTGTTGCATCCAATCCAGGTGAAGGTCTGCTCAACTACATTCAACGTGAAGCTGGTTATGATCCGACAACAGGTAAGAACCGAGAGTGGCTTGGCCCAAAACGGGCCGAAGCTTTTAAGCTCCTTACTGAACTAGCTAAGAAGCGTTTGATCACTTCAGCTCAGGTTGCTGAGATGGAGCGGTATGAATACATCCATAACGACGGTACTACTCGTCGCCTTGGTGAGTCCTTTGATACCGATTTCTTTGATTTGAAGCGTGCTGTCTACGAGGCAGAACGCAGCAAGTTTGAAGAGCAAGAGTTCAATGAAGTGCGAACCGGAGACCAGCTTGAGGAGATGTTCCTTAAAAAGCAGCAAACCGAAGGTTTCACAGATTCTGAACTTGAACAGGCAGCAGATGCCTATCGTAACGCGACAGGTGGGCGTGAGTCGAGTGTTCTTAAGAACATCAAGTCAACTGAAAAAATGCAAGACGAGGTTGCTCGTCAACAGTTGCAATATCTTGCTAACCGTAATCTGCTAACAAGCAAGGAACTGCTATCGGGCAAGTACTCCGAAACAGTTGTAGAAGGCTTCAAGACAGCAGCTAAAAACGGGGATTCTCTTGGTGCTGTGGATCAAGCGGCAGTCAAGAAAAACCTTGACTTCCTGAACCGCAGGGCACGGGAGTTGCGAGGTGATACCAGTACGGACAAACGAGATAGCAGTGCCCAAGCTTGGGTTGAGATGGAGATTGAGTCGATTTACCGACAAAAGATCCTTTCTGAAATCAACAAAGGTAATCGGGATGGTGCGCTAGAAGTCGCATCAGACTACGTCAATAACCTACTGTGGTCGGGTTACAAGGAAAAGAAAGGTCAGTTTGCACTTACCGATCAGGTAAAAAGCCTTAATCCATACGTTGGGATGGGTAAGGCAAGTTCCTTTGTCGAACAGGTTAACCGTGCTACAGGCATCCTTCAACGAGTTGATGCTGATCGCACTTACCTTGGTAGGGAAGTAATTCTTCGTCCTGATGAGCTGAAGCAGCTAGAGGCGTTCCAACGTGGTGGTGGCAGTATCCCGTCCATCATCATGACTCTTGCTCAAAAGAACAGGCAGCTATCTCCTGTTGACATTATCAATGCTCAGCTTCAGGCAGCAAGGAAACCTCTTCTTATCCCAGTGATGTCTGAGCAGGTACGCCAAGGCCTGACGCCGATGATGCGCCGGATCCTTGAGTACAGACCCTCTACTGCTAACACGTACCAAGCATTTAGTGCTGCGCCGGCAGCTGATCCTTACCGTCCGCTTCTCGATCTTATTGCCAGTAAAGAAAGTACTTCCTACGGTGGTTATGACGCAATGAACCGTGGCGGGTACAGTGCTCATGAGCCTATCGGTTCAGCAGATTCCAAGCAGGTATTTGGTGCTGGCCTGAGTCAGATGACCGTAGCCCAGGTGCGCGACCTACAGAACAGGAAGGCTGTGTTTGCTGCTGGTCGATATCAGATCATTCCTAAGACTCTTTCTGGCTTGTTGGCTGGCAAGTACGGATTCACGGGAGTAAACCCTAACGACCCCTTCAACTCTGCCACCCAAGACAAGCTCGCAATTGCATTGCTGCGTGGTCGGGCAGGACGCTTCTTCAACAACTCAGAAACCCTCAGTGAAGCTATCCGTGGGATGGGCAATGAGTGGTCAGGGCTTGAGAAGATTAGTCCAAAGGTTCTTGGTCAGCATCTAGAACGTGCAAAGGTCGCTCTGAATAGCCAGAACTACTGGCGCCAAGCCGATAACATGCGAACCAATGTGGTCTACAAGATCGGCAGTCTTGGATACGGATCTACCGGTCCACACCTTGATTTAAAGCGTGTTGATCGCGGATCTACTCAAACCACCGGCAGTGTACGTATCAACCCTACTGAGGTTGATAACTTCGTCGAGGTCCAGGTCAAAGGTAAATGGAAGCCTCTTTCAAAGGGCACCACAATTACTGATGGTGAGGATGGTCACCGCAACCGAAGCCGATCTTCATATGGAATCGACTACGCGGCAGATAGTGGTACACCTGTTCGTCTGAAGAACGGAGCCACAGTCGTTGGATCTTTCAAAGGCGATCAAGGTACAGACCATCTAATCATTGAGCTTCCTGATGGGCGGAGGTTCCAATTCTTACACGGCACTATTGCATAAAGAACTATGTATTCATTCACCAACTCCATTGAGGATGGTTGGGACGAAGAGGCAATTAAACAGCAAGTTAAAGCAGCTGAAACCTACGCTCAAGAAGACGCTGCTCGCGTCAGAATGGCTCAGCAGCAAGTCAAAGATGAACAGAACACCTTTGACCAGAACATGCAAGCTGTCAACCCAGACGGAAAGCTAAAGACAGGGTTTGATACCAAAGCTCCTCAAGAGTTTGGAGTAAAGGAGAACACCCAAGAGGCTGCAAATGCTGTTGTAGGTGGTCTCCAGGATGTAGCTAACTCTGTTGCAGCAATCCCTCAGAAAATCGTTGATCCTAGGTTCTACCAAACCTCTGAAGGCCCCTATCGTCCTGCTTGGCTTCCTTTTAATCCCGACGATCAACCGATCAACCGGACTGTTTGGGGTAAGTTCCTGAGGGGTGCTGTTGAGTTTGGTGGTCTGATGGCCCTAACCAGAAAGGCAGCCGGAGGTGCAACGAAGCTCACCGGTACTAGCAACGCCCTCGGGAAAGGCCTCAACTACGTCGCCAAAGGGTCTCCAGTCGTTAAGGGTCAGCCTCTTCGCAACCTAGGTAAGACCATCGTTCACGGTGCTGTGACCGGTGCTCCTGCTGATCTTGTGTCTAGCTACGCCACTGAATCCAACATGGCAGCAGACCTGATCAAAATCCGCCCGGACTGGGAAGATGCACTCAAGCCATTTGCTACTCATGAGCAGATGTCCCCGGCACAGCGATCCCTCTACAACATGTTCGAGGGCTTCGGAGCGGGTGCTGTGGTTGACATTGCAGCAAGTGGTGCCGGCGCATTGATCCGTGCTGCTGGTCGAACCATGCCTAGCACTAAACCTGTACAGCAGACTACTGGTCCTGTTGTTCAACACGAGAATGATGGCTTCTTCAGCCGTATGCGTGAGGTATCTGAGAAGCAATTAGATCTCAAGGTAACTGCAGGTGCTCAGCGTGAAGTCGAACAAGCATTTACGAAAGATCCAACACTGAATAAACCTTGGCAATCGATGACTGCTGAGGAGCAATATGTCTCTAAACAGGCGTATGCCAGTCGTGCTGGTCTTGAATGGGGTGATGAAACCAATCCCGCACTCAAGCGTCAAATGTCTCAAGATGCTAACGAGACTGATGTAGCTGTAAATCGAATCCAACAGGATCCAAACGGTGAACGAGGGTTTGATCCTTATATTAATGAAGGTGGTGATGTACACCAGGGTCGTGCTACAAGCACCACTAAGTCGATTGTAGATACACTTGAGAGCACCCACCTCCAATCCACTCGATGGTCTGAACTTGACGGTACTCCTGTCAACTTCATCACCAAGAACGAGTTAGAGCGGATCAACAAGACCACCGGTGGTGCTCCGATTACCCAAGAGGAGTACATGCTCCGGGTTGATCGTGACCCCGCGTTTCGTCAAGCTGTTGAAGAGCTACGAGCAAGTCGGAAGTCTATTGATACGCTTGCTCCACAGGTAATGCAAGAGTTCAATGAAGTTCTTGCTGGACGAAAAACGATTGCGTCCATGAGTGAGGACGAGTTCCAGAACCTCTTTTCCAACAACACCAACACCTACGAAGGTTTTAATTACTACTCCGATGTTGATCACCTGAAGTCTGCTGTACTGACATCGGTATTGAATCGGGAAATCCGTGACTTCGCACGAGCACAGAAGTCGATCATGGACCATGTGGATCCTCTTGCAAAAGATGGGACACTTGATCAGATTCTGGATCGGTATACCGCCATCGGTATTGGCTTGAAACAAAGCCGCTACCTACGTAGTACTGCTCTTAGCAATCTGAAGTATCTCAACGGTGAGTCCGCAATCAAACCTCCTACCAAGGTAGAGATTCAACAGCGCCTTGCTGAGACGGCTGATGGTCAGCGAAACGTCACTGAACTGATTAAAGAGGCGATTGCTTCTGATCCTACCGATGATCTTCTAAAACTGATTACTGATGCGTTCTCTACGAACGACAAGCTGTCAACTTGGCAAGATCTTGACACATTCTTCAGCAACAAGCTGATGGGATTCAAAGATGGTAATGCACGTCAACAAGGTGCAATCCGTGAGGAGCTGGGTAGCCTGATCATCCACAGCACTATCTCGGGTCCCAAAACACCGGTGCGAGCTGCCTTTGGTACAGGTCTAGCCACATTCCTCAGGCCCGTTCAAACGGCTATCGGTGCAAGCATCCGTGGTGATAAACGATCCATGCGTGGTGCATGGGCAGCCATGAATGGAATGATGGAAAGTGTGACTGACGCTAGCAAGATCTTCAGTGCTCAGCTCAAGTCGAACTTCGGTGGCAATGAACTTCCCGACCTGAATACCGTTGCCACAAACTACACTCGTACTCAATCTGATAATGATTGGGCTGCGTTAGGTGAGTGGGTTCATAGCAGAGGGTCTGATGCCCACCAAGCTGTATATGGTTGGGCAAATATGCTCCGGAACCTGAACCATAACCCGATCCTGACGTGGAGTTCCAAGGTCATGTCTGCTACTGACATGGCATTCCACCACATGATTGGTCGAGCACGGCTTCGAGAACTGGCCTATCACAAAGCCTATGACTCTCTAGCTGACTCTGGTCGGATTGTTGATGATTCAGCGTTACCTGATCTTGTACAACGTTACGAGGCTGCATTTACTGACGAAATCTTTGATCAGAATGGGATGCTGACGGATCAGCTTGCTAAGTACGCTGCATCTGAAGTCTCCATGACCAAGGATATTCCTCAACTGGTTGAGCGTCTTGAACAAGCATTCGCTGCACACCCGTTCACAAAGCCGTTCATGATGTTTACCAGAACCGGCTATAACGCACTTGAGCTGACCGGTAAGCACGTCCCATTCATTAACAAGTACATCTCGGAAGTATCTGACATCAAGAAGCTTCCTACTGGTCACCCTGACCTGATGAAGTACGGCATTACCACCGTTGATGAGCATGAAGCAGCCAAGGCACTGATTGCCGGTCGTGAAGCGATGGGTGCTGCGGTTATCTTCAGTGCTGTTGGACTGTATATGTCTGGCCGTCTGACTGGCAATGGACCCGAGGACAAGACCCTGCGTGATGCACGTATGCAGCAAGGATGGGTTCCTCGGTCCATTCTAATCGGAGACAAGTACGTCAGCTACGACTCACTTGAACCGTTTAACTCCTTCCTTGCATTTGTTGCTGACGTAGGCGATACACAGATGCAGATGGGTGACAGTTTCACTGAGAAGATGATTGGTCAGGCTTGGTATCTGCTTCAAGCCAACATCACCAATAAATCGTTCATGTTTGGTCTATCTCAGCTTTCAGAAGTACTTGGAGCTAGAGATGCCGATAAACTTGGTACGGTTGCAGCAGGTATTGTCAATAGCTACGTGCCGATGTCTTCCATGCGGAATGAAATCGGTAAGTACTTCAACCCCGGTATGAGGGAATTGGAGTCTGGCTTTAGGGATTCGATTAAAAACCGAAACCTGTGGGCAGGTGAGTTGGCAGAACTACCCTACAAGTACGATGTACTTAATGGTCAGCCGCTCAAGATGTACGACTGGGGAACTCGCACTTGGAATGCAGTGATGCCTTTCCAGATCAACCTAGGCCCTACACCGACTCGTGAACTCCTGTGGCGTTCCTTGTACGATGTACGAGTTTCAGTTAATACAAACCCAGAGTCCGGAAAGGTCCCAGGTCCCCTTCGTAGTAAGTGGCAGTACCTTATTGGTCAACAAAACATTGAGGCCAAGCTAGAAAAGCTATTCACAAATCGCCAGATCTTGGATTCTATCCAGGTTATGGAAGCTGATCGGGATGCTGGTAAACCTCGTGATCCTAGTACCTACCTTCACAACGAAGAAATTGACCGCATCTTCCGAGAAGCAAAGTCCATTGCGTGGACACAGCTTTCTCAAGACACACAAGCTGCGGGTCTAATTCAACGTACAGCAGTCGACAACGCTTTGGCAAATATGCGCAAGCGTGGCCGGTACGACGATGCCAACCAGCTGGAACAACGCATACTTAAACCAATTCACGGTAAGTAGTACAGATGGCCATCACTCAGAATACCTACACAGGGAACGGTTCTACCGTTCTCTTTTCTTTTACCTTTCCATATCTTGAGACAACCGACATCAAGGTTTCCTTGAACGGTACTCCTACAACTGCATACACCCTAGCCAACGCTACAACTGTTCAATTCAACACAGCACCTGCTAATGGTGTTGCTGTTCGGATCTACAGGGAGACGAATGACTCAACTCTTTCAGCTACCTTCTATCCCGGCTCTGCCATTCGTTCACAGGATCTGAATGATAACTTCACTCAGAACCTCTATGTAACGCAGGAGTCCAATAATAATGCTTCTGCATCCCTTGCAACAATTAACATTGCAAATGCCACGGCCTCTACGGCCCTTGCAAACTCTAATACTGCAATTAGCACGGCAAATAGTGCTGTAGCAACAGCAAATGGTGCAGTAACAACAGCCAATTCAGCAACTACCAGTGCCGCAAACGCCGTTACAACCGCTAACACGGCCTCAAGCACTGCAACAAGCTCTCTTAACCTGTCCAACAGTACAAATAGCAGAGTAGATCAGCTCTACGCTGCTGTTGCAGATGCAATCCTGTACGATCTTGTTGCTAATGTAGCCGCTATTCCGGCTTCTCCGGCCAATAATGACGCTGTAGAAGTTGTAAATTCAACTGGTATTGAGAATTTTACCCCACTTGCTGGTAGACCCGCAGGTTTTGTTGGCAGCTCTGGTCTCAGCGTTCGGATTGTGTACTCGACGCCTGGTTCAACATGGAACTGGGTGCAGTACTTCCCCAATGACCCAGAGACGCGTTACTTGAGGATTGCAACAGCGTCTTCTACGTACCTGACTCAGGCTAATGCAACCAGCACATATCAGCCACTGTCGGGCATGTCGTCGTATTTGACAACTGCTAATGCCAGCAGCACATATCTGACTCAAGCAAACGCTACTGCTAACCTCCAGTCAAAGGCAGATATGGCTAAGTACGCGACACTTGCACAAAGTTACTTCTTTTCTAGCTTCTAACTTATCCTGATTCAACAAATATATGGCATCTGGAATCTTAGGGCAATCGAGCCCATCAGCAACAACTAACACTACGGTCTACACGGTCCCTGCGGTAACCACTGCAGCCTTCACGGTCAACATCTGCAATCGTAGCGGTAGTCCTATTACAGCACGAGTAGCAGTTGCATCTAGCGGATCACCCACGGATTCGGAGTGGATTGAGTATGACGCATCGATCCCAGCCAACGGTGTTCTTGAGCGCACGGGGATTGTTGCTCAAGCTGGTGAGCGTGTAGTGGTATACGTAAGTGCAGCTACAGCTTCTGTCAATGTTTACGGTTATGAGGCCTGATTATGGGACGTTCTATTTCAACAACTGCTAGTGGCAGTGTTATGCCGAGCTCCATTGCTGCTATGGACATGTTCGGCACGGGTCAAGTGGCCCTTTACGTCAACAGTGGTACTTTTATTGTGCCAGCTGGCGTTACTTCTGTCCGCGCACGAGTCTTTGGTGGTGGTGGAGGTTCTTACGCAAGTAATAGTTTTGGTAACTCTGGCGGCACTTCCTCTTTTGGGGCTTATGTATCTGCCACAGGGGGCCAGGGAGGAGATTCCAATCCCTGGAGTCCCACATCTGGAGGAAGCGGAAGTGGAGGTGATACCAACACATCTGGTGGTTCTGGCGGAGCTAACAGCTCCAATGTATGTGGCGGTGGTGGTGTTGCAGGGCTTTTTGGTCCTGGAGGAGCTGGATCTAGTAATAACTCTGCGGGCGGTGATGGGAACGCTGGCGGAGGCGCTGGACCTGGTGTCGGTATCGCGGGTGGTAACGGTATAGTTGGGGCTGGGGCCTCGTCAAGTAATACAAACATTGCACCACGAGTGGCTAGTGGAGCTTTTGCGGGGCTTCCTCTTGATTATCTTGGCTGTGGTGGTGGGGGTGCAACGGGAGTAGGCCCCATCAACGGTGGTGGCGGTGCTGGTATCAATGCCATTGGCCAGCGAGGAGCATGGCCCGGTGGTGGCGCTGGAGCTAGCCAACCCTCTGGAAGTGCTGGTGCAGGAGGCGGATTCGCGATCCGCACAATTACAGGCCTTACTCCTGGCACCTCAATAACCGTTACCGTTGGTGCAGGTGGTACAAATAACAGTTCAAGCAGCGCAAATGGCGCCAAAGGTGCTGTAGCAGTCGAATGGTGATCCCTATGAAATACGCACGTCTTACCACTACAAATATTGTGATCGAGGTATTTGTTCCTCCCATCGGAGTTTCCATTGAGGAGTGCTTCACCCCTGAAATCGCAGCTCAATTTGAGCCGTGCCCTGACGAGGTAGAGCAGAACTGGATCAAGCAAGAGGACGGCACTTATGTTGCACCTCCTCCGCCTCCTGTGCCCGAACCTGAGCCTCCTGTTGAGGGCTAATTTCCCTAACTATAAGTTGACTTAAAACAATGCTTACCATCTTCGGCGTCAAGGTCTCGATTGAGGCCTTGGCTTTTTTTGTGCTTTTCCTTGCTTCGGAATACCTCGGTTCTTCCAAGCGTTACAAGGCTAACGGTGTAGTGCAAGCCCTGACTTCGGCTGCTAACTATTTCAAGATCTTCCGTAAGGAGGATGACAAGATCGCCCGCATTAAAGACATCCTGAAGGGCTGAGTCATGACAGTGCTGCCAGTGAAGCAGTACTACCTTCAGGTCGATAGTCAAACCCGTCATAGCTACAGGATGTGCTTCTCCAGCACCTGTGCTATGGCGGTTAAATACTTGAAGCCAAATGCTCTAAAAGGTAGTAATGCTGACGATACCTATCTCAAGACTGTCCTCAAATACGGCGACACAACCGAAGCCGGTGCTCAAATCAAAGCATGCCGTGACTTCGGCGTCCTCGCCACCTTCTATCAGAACGGATCACGAGCATCTCTTCAGTATGAACTCCAAACCGGTCATCCCGTAGCCACTGGCATCCTTCACCACGGTCACGTAACTGCACCAAGTGGTGGTGGTCATTGGATGTTGTGCATCGGAGACGTTGGTCAGTACGGTGTTTTCCATGACCCGTACGGTGAACTAGATAACGTCAACGGTGGTTATGTCCGTGTCGGTTCTGGTGGCATGAACGTTCAATATTCCTGGCGAAACTGGTTGCCACGCTGGGAAGCTGACGGCCCCCGAACCGGATGGTTCATGACATTCCGAAAGATCGATGATTGAAGCCATCATTACAGGCGTCACCTCCCTTTTTATTGGTGTTGGTGGTGGAGTTCTTGCTGTCCATTCCCGTTCTACTTCTCGCATGGATCAGATTGACAAACGTATTGACGGGGTTGAGATCCGTCTTGCAGAGAAGTACGTCCCTCGTCAAGAACTCGCCAATGCCCTTCAGAAGATGGAGGACCACATGATAAGGATTGAAACAAAATTAGATCAAATCGTATTACGAAATGGCTAACACAAAGAAGGCCACAGAAGACCAGTTTAACGAACTTCACCGGCTTGTCACTGAAGAGTATCTCCGTCGCGTCAAAAGCGGAGAAGCTACTACTCAAGACCTAAAGGCCATGTGTGATTGGTTGAAGAACAATGATATCAACGGCATTGCTGTTGAAGGTTCCCCTCTTGATCAACTTGCCAGCATCCTTCCCAAGATTGATCCAGAACTAGTTCGGAGTCGTATGAATGGCACGAGATTGGAAAGCCGAGTATAAAGCTCGCGCCACATACCTTAAAGATTATCGTCGTGCTCACCGTAAAGAAGACGCTGCACGAGCACGAGCACGTCGTTCAATGGGTGATATCCCAGCTGGTCATGAGGTTGACCACAAGGATAACAATCCGATGAATAACTCAAAGGATAACCTACGGATTATTCCGCGTAAAGCTAATCGTGCAAAGGGAGCACGAAAAACTAACGCCCAACGATGACTCCCCTGTTTCCCTCGCCTGATCACTATCTCCAAAACCTAATAACCATGACATCTCCTGAGGCTCGCCGGCTCTGGAGAAGAGCCATAAAAGAGCACTTTGACTGCAAGTGTGTCTACTGCGGAGAAACCTATGACGCTAATGAACTTACTCTCGATCATGTACGGCCCAAAGTATTCGGTGGTTCCGATCTTACATCCAACCTTGTGCCCAGCTGTAGATCGTGTAATCAGGCAAAAGGAAGTCAAAACTGGCTCTCATTTATGAGGGCTACCTTTGGGGTCAATCCCCAGAAAGAACAACTCATTCTATCTTGGATTAAATAAGTATTATGGCCGCACCTAAGAAGCCTAAGAAGCCCTCCATGCTGACGCGTCAACGTCAGCTTCTTCAGCAACAGCAAGCCACCAAGCGTACTGCTTCAACTCAACTCCCACCTGCTGGTGGCTCTAGTGCTGGTCGTCCTAAGGCTGTTGCTCAGCGCACTGCTGCTGCTGTTCGTCAAAAGGTTCAGCAAGACGTGACTGTTACTCGTGCCCTTGCTGACAATATGCGTCGTAATCAAGAACGAGCTAACCGTCAGATCCCACCCGATAAGTCCCCCAAGGTCCGTCGTGTCGGTCCTGGTGGAGCTAACCCCAGTCCACAAGGCCAGCTGCCACCTGGTCAACGTGGTGGTGAGATCCGTTCCCGTGGTGGTGCTTTGGCTACCCGCTCAAGTGGCGGCCCTATTACCCGTTCTAGTAGTGCCGTGACTCCCACTAACAGCGGCGGCCCCGTTCAACCAGTGCGTGTACAGGATCTTGGTAATACCACCGCACGTCAGCTTCCCGGCCAACGTAGCTTGACTGGTGGAACTGGGGGTGCGGACACAGTTCGTGGAAGCGGTGTTCGTACTGGCCGTCCTGGAGCACCTCGACCTGCCCTGCCTTCCTCTGTGGCTGGCACTGCTGCTAAACCTGCAGTCAAAGGTGCTCGTCTTGGGGGAATGGCTGCTGCTGCAATCGGTGAAGTTGCAGGGGCTGCACTCAGCCCACTAGCTCGGGCAGCTGGTACAAAACTCGGTCAAGCCCTTCGTCCGGTTGGTCGTGCTATTGACGACCGTCTTCCTGGTATCAACAGCAAAGACGAAGCAGCACGTCGTCAACGCTCAACACCCCTTCGCCAGATGACCGCTGATGAGCGTCGTCGTGCAACCCCTCTGCGACAAGCAACCCCAACGGATGCGACACCCCGCCGGGCTACTCCTACCCCCAAGCCCAGCACTGCTGCACCGACCCGCAGCACCACATCCAGGGGTTCCAGTGCTCCAACCCGCACCTCGACTACCACTCGTCCAGGCAGTGCTCCCGCTCGTCGTGCTGCAGCGCCTGCTTCCAACGCAGGGATGAATAACCAAGATAAGAACTATCGCGGTAACCTGTTTGAAAAGACCTTTGGTTATAAGCCAGGCGAAGCGCCTTCCCAAGTTAAATCTCGGCAAGATAAAGCTGCTAACCCTGATAACTTTGATACCAAGGCTGATACCTATCAACCCCAAACCAAAGTTGATGGCTCTCGGTTTGCCGACATGAAGATCGACATGAAGAAAGCCAAGGAGTACGACCGCCGCAAACGTCGACTCAACGACTGATCTCTAACACTCTCTGAGACCCCTTTATATGCCCCTGCAACACGCTTGTGGGGGCTTTCCTATATCTTTCCCTATGAGTGATGTTTTGACGGCCTTACGGGGCGATTTCAAGCTGTTCCTTCAAGCCCTATGGCAGCAGCTTGACCTTCCCTCTCCGACCCGTGCTCAATACGCCATTGCTGATTACCTCCAACACGGACCAAAGCGTCTTCAGATCCAAGCCTTCCGAGGAGTCGGTAAATCTTGGATTACTGGAGCATTTGTGTTGTGGACGTTGTTCAATAATCCCGAGAAAAAGATCATGATCATCTCAGCTTCAAAGGAACGAGCTGACAACATGTCAATCTTTCTTCAGAAGCTGATCATTGAGACACCGTGGTTGAGCCACCTTCGTCCAAAGAGTGACGATGCCCGTTGGTCGCGCATCTCCTTTGACGTGAATTGCTCACCTCACCAAGCACCGTCTGTCAAATCCGTTGGTATCACTGGTCAGTTGACGGGTTCTCGTGCTGACCTAATGATTCTTGATGACATCGAAGTTCCTGGTAACTCGATGACTGAGATGATGCGGGAGAAGCTCCTACAACTGTGTACAGAAGCTGAGTCAATTCTGACACCAAAGAAGGACTCACGAATTATGTACTTGGGGACGCCCCAAACTACCTTCACGATCTACCGCAAACTCGCTGAACGGAACTACCGTCCCTTTGTCTGGCCTGCTCGTCACCCACGTTCCCTCAGCAACTACGAAGGTCTTCTTGCCCCTCAGCTCCAAGAAGACATCGATCACGGTGCAGAACCTTGGGCAGTCACTGACCCTGACCGATTCTCCAACGATGACCTGTTGGAACGGGAAGCAGCCATGGGTCGGAGCAACTTCATGCTCCAGTTCATGCTGGATACCACCCTTAGTGACGCTGAGAAGTTCCCGCTGAAGTGTTCCGACCTTGTCATTACCTCAGTTAACCCCAGCCAAGCCCCAGACAGTGTCATCTGGTGCTCTGATCCTCGCAATGTCCTGAAAGATCTACCCACCGTTGGTCTGCCCGGTGACTACTTCTACAGCCCTATGCAACTTCAAGGTGAATGGGGACCGTACCAAGAGACCATCTGCTCCGTTGACCCCTCAGGTCGAGGTACAGATGAAACCGCAGCAACCTTTATATCCCAACGGAATGGCTTTCTCTACGTTCACGAAGTACGAGCGTATCGCGACGGTTATAGCGATAACACACTTCTTGACATCCTGCGTGGGTGTAAGCGGTACAATGTATCTAAACTCCTCATCGAAACCAACTTCGGTGACGGTATCGTCGCAGAACTGTTCAAAAAACACCTTCAACAAACCAAACAAGCTATCGACGTTGAAGAAGTCCGAGCCAATGTCCGTAAAGAAGACCGCATCATTGACGCCTTAGAACCTGTGATGAACCAACACCGACTCATCATTGATCGTGGTGTTGTCGAATGGGACTTCCAATCCAATAAAGACGCAGCTCCAGAAGAACGTCTCCTTTATATGCTCTTCTATCAGATGTCTCGCATGTGTCGGGAAAAGGGTGCTGTTCGACATGACGACAGATTGGACTCCCTTGCTCAAGGTGTGAAGTACTTCACTGACGCCATGGGTATCTCCGCTCAAGAAGCCGTCAACCAACGCAAACGAGAGGACTGGCAGGACCTCCTGGATTCGTGGCTAGATGACCCTCAGAGCGCTGCTAACCACCTTGTCCTGGGGTTTGACCTGGAGACACGTCAAAGGGCCCGTGGAGCCGTTTCTAGAGGCAATAAAAACCGGTGGGTCAACCTGTAAGCCCAAGTCAGTCATACCAAGGGGTTTGGTCGATGTCGGACTATAAAGGGGGATGGGGGGATCGACTCGTCTTCTGACGAAGCCAAGCCAATCCCCAACCACCCCTTCTTTCCTAATGACGACAAACAAAAGACACAATTGACACAGATTGCGTAAGGTAGTTAACGTAGTTAAACTTAGTTACACTAAGTTAAACCCATACGGTTAATGATTAGTCAATCAATGAGTTGATCAAAGGAATTAAACCTTAGTTAGCTTATTAATTAAACTAATTAAGTAAACTTACTAATTTAACTAAATAAGTTAACTAATTAATTTAACAAGTAAGTTAACTAATTAAGTTAACGTAGTCAAACCCAACACTAAGTATTACTAGTATAAGGCATTCATGCATTCTGTTAACCACGGCATCTCTTTGGCACACTCTGTACAACTTGTTCACATCACTCCTAACGCTGAAGACCTTATCTCTTACATGGCTAGGGTATCTAACCCATCCAATCAAACAAACACTGAGACCAGTGCTAAACTAATTAAGTATCTTATTACCCATAACCATTGGTCACCTTTTGAAATGGTGAACATGTGTGTGGAGATTAATACGACTCGATCCATTGCTGCACAGATCCTTCGGCATCGGAGCTTCTCCTTTCAGGAGTTCAGTCAACGGTATGCTGATGTCACTACCATTGGTACTCCCGTCATCCCGTCACTTCGGAGACAAGATACGAAGAACCGTCAAAATAGTATTGATGATCTCAGTACTGAAAAGAAAGAGATCTTCTATCGTCGTATTGGTCAACTGTTTGCTGAATCAGAAGACCTGTATCGAGAGATGGTCAGTAGTGGTGTAGCAAAGGAGTGTGCTCGTGATGTCTTGCCTATGTCGTCTCCATCGAGGTTGTACATGAATGGAACCATCAGGTCTTGGTTGCACTATTGCGACCTCAGGACTGCTAACGGAACTCAACGTGAACACGCTGTAATTGCTGGTCAAATCCAAGACGTTCTCTATTCGGAATTACCGAATGTGTGTCGTGCAATGTGGGCTAAAGAGTAATGACTTCTGAGAGGTGTCTACAAGCGTCTCTACGGTGTGTGTAGTGGACTTTCCGTGTACTGGGTGCGGGGAATGTTGTCGTCGCTTACAGACGATTCTAGAGAGAGGTTATGCTCATCCGGTGATGGGTGAACTGGTTAAACGGTTTCCCTATAAGACCACTGAATCGGGTGCCTGTGAGATGTTGTTGGAGGATGGACGGTGTTCTGTTTATGAACGTCGTCCTTTGCTTTGCGATGTCAAGAAGGGTGGACTACTGATGAAGGTGGATGAGACGGAATGGTTCCGAATGAATGCTTTGGTTTGTAATCAATTGATTGAAGAGGCTAACCTTGGAGCGGAGTATTTGGTCTCCTTGGATTTTTAACAAAAATTTCTCTAGCCATACGGTATAGCGGGGGCGCGTCAATACCCCCCGTGGCCCCCCTCCAAATCCTGCCATTTAGGCCACGCTAGTTATTAGATCTAGTAGAAACTACTGCCAATCAGCCCACTGATAAGCCCAGCCAGGTGCAACTCGCCCAACCCATCAGCCCTCCTTATGTGACTGGAGATTGAGCGATCTGTAGGCCAATGCATATATAGATCGCGCGTATCCCTTCAATGCCAACCCGATCACGCCAACCGGTTGACAAGTGGAACGGTTGCCCCTTATGTTGGTTGCAACGGATGAGGGAGCGGGAACGACACCCGCCAAACCTCACCGCCAGACCCGCGCCTTATGGCCCGCGGTCGCTACAACTACAGAACCTTGAAAACTGAATAGTCGCGAGCCAGCCTATTAGGTCAATGCTGCCGATGTCTCCTGCCGGGCGGGATCTCAGGGATATCGGGTAAAAGTGAACTGAACGGGCCTCGCTGTTGCTGCCACAAGGACGCACCACAAAACCTAACGGATAGTCTCTCTAATTACCGCGACGCTATGTGATCGAATCACTGGCTATCCTATTCCCTAACTGATAGGGAACCTTTCAACCGTTCCACTAACCACAAGGAGGCAACCCATGTACAGAATCATCCAAACTGTCCACCACGACAATGGTAACAAACCAATGCGTTATTGGTACACATCCATGCCAACCATTGAGGAGGCAACTGCAACTGTTGATAGACTCAATGCCCGCAACAAGTTTGCAATTGATGATCCCAATCTGATTCTTGTTACCTATCACACCGAGGATTGATTCAACCATTCCACTCACCATAAGGAGTCATCATGACTGCACCTAAAGCCTATCGCTACCTAGCTGAACGTGGTTTTCTACTTCACCGACTCGAAGGAAGGATGTACATGATCACCAACTTTCGTGGTGGTCGCTGTTTCAAGGGCACACTACAGGAACTTAAGCAGCACTTGACTGACACCTATTACGGTGAACCTCTTCACTCCTGATTAACCATGGAAACACTCAGCCTACGCTTCACACTGCATGAGGATTGCCCTATTGCAGAGTACATGATGGACGGTGTTGTTACTGAATACTTCCCACAGGAAGACAACACCTATCAAGTCATTTTCTCAGGCATCGATGAAACTCTAATTGAGTGCATGTCACCTGATGATCTTGCCGAATGGTTAGGTATTGATTCGGAGTTTGTTATTGCAACTGAAGTCCTAGAGTTTGCCTAAACCTTTCCACTCATCACAAACAACAAGGAGCCCACCAAAATGGCTAAAGCTAACGGCTACGTTATCGATCGCAATGTCTCACCGATTGACGGTGCAACATACGTTACGATCTTGACACTTAAGAGCACCAATCGAAAGACTGGCAACATGGCGCAAGTGTGGATCTTGCGTGAGGATATTAGCCCGGTGGAAGCCGTACAGACTGGCAAGGATGTCACGATCTGCGGCAATTGTGTTCACCGTGGTGAATATAGTCCTGCTCTTGATAAGATGATCAATCGTTCCTGTTATGTGAACTATGGACAGGGACCTAACAGTGTTTGGAAAGCATATAAGCGTGGAGTCTATAAGGAGTTGGACTACGTTGGTTGCAAGGATCTACCTTCTAATGGAACCTTCTACGCTGACGTTGAAGCTATCGCCACGGGGCGACGCATTCGCTGGGGTGCCTATGGTGACCCGAGTGTAATTAACCCACAAGTCGTTAACCTCTTTAATTCTTACGCTGAAGGTCACACTGGATATACTCACCAGTGGCGTGAAGAGTTTGCACAAGTCTTCAAGGGTATTTTTCAAGCTAGTTGTGATGGCTTCCAGGATTACCTTGATGCTACTGCTCACGGCTGGAAAACATTCACCGTTGTCAACAAGGAGGCTACCATTGTCTACGCTAAACAATGCCCTGCAACTGTGGAGGATAGCAAAGCCCAGTGTGCAACTTGTAAGTTGTGCGATGGTTCTAAACTTGATGTGTTTGTGCATGCTCATGGTTCTGGTGCCAAGTATGTAACTGCGGTCTAACCGTTCCACACAGCAAAAAGTAAAGGGGAGTTTCGGCTCCCTCTTTTTTTGTGCCCATTATTTCCGTTACGACTTCACAAGGACTCACCCAACAACAACAACCATGACTCTGTACGCACTTCATTACTCAACGGATTACAGCACCAATCAACTCGTTGGTGTCTTTGATTCCATGGACGCAGTCATTGAACGTCTCAAACATATGAGTCGTCACTTTGAGGTGGATGAATCCATCAAGATCGAACCCATCATCGTCAAGACCCACGAAGAAGAGCGTGAGATGTGGTCACGTTGCCAGAACCATCGCGCCGAGTATGAACTCAGTCAACAACTACTTGCCCAACACAAGGAGTCAACAGATGGCGAATAAGCCTCTCAATACAGTCAGGGTCTGCTTCACAATTCCTGGCTACATGTACGCCCAACTCGTCACTCGTTCCACCGAACAGGGACGCAGTATCTCCAACCTTTGTGCCTTCATCATTGAGAAACACTTCCATGAAAATCTTCGTTGAGAACGTCTTGCTTGTGGTGATGACTGTCGCGATGTCATCCCTGACTGTTTACGGAGCGCTGGGGGTTGATCCGCAAGTGCTCCAGCAGCAAACCCTGGAGGCACGTAACTAATGGATTGGGTGACCACTTACGGCATCCCTCAACCACAGGGAGGCTGGTTTGTGACGGAACAGCATGTCTACTCTGCCGCCAACTATGACAAGGCCATCAGCATCAGTTACCGCGAGTGTAAGCGCGGAGAGCGTGTCATCGAGGTGCAAGCCATTCACCCAGACAGGGATCTGCTCGACTATGACTCCATTGATGTCATCTAATCATGCCTTTGTCATCCTCGATATGTGGATGCACATTGTTGCCTGCTTCCGTGATAACAAACAAGCCCTTGCCTACATGGAGGTGCTCATGCGTGAGTCCCCTGATTCTTGTTTCACCATCGAAGAACACCCCATCATCTGATCATGGCTTCTCTTGTCTTGCGTGAGCAACCTGTTCATTACATCGGTGTGCAACTCACAGATGATGATGTTGAACTTGTGTTATCCACCATCCAGGAACGTACTCCAGGTGTCACCCATCTCACGGAGGCACTTGGGATTGCACGGACGTATCTCTATGCCGGTTTGCATCACGACTCGTTGGAGTTGAGTAAGTTTCTCTCTCTTCAACATCTCATTGGCCTCGATCTCATCACCCAAACGCATCTCAAGGAGGCGACCGATCAGCTGCACGACCATCTGGCCTCCTATCTCACCCCCCTGAGCCTCGATTGAGGCTTTTCTTTTAGCTTTTAACCTTTCACCAGAGGATAACAACAATTCTGTGACGCCGCCACGTCCCAAGGCCCGGCCTCCTCCGTTACGACGCTTGACGCACCTGAAATTGTCCCCAGATCGCAAGATCTACCCAACTCCCACATGGATGCAGCAACTTCGTGAACTAACATATCTGGATGCACTGTTACTTATGTGCCAATACTATCAGGACTTGAAAGCTACGGATCCGCATGATCCCGCTCTCAAGGACGCAGTGCAATGCATTCGCGATTGTGAGGATAAACAACTGGGGCTCCACTATGGCTAAAAAGGATCCCTTTCCCAATGAATGGGAAGAAGTGAACGGTTTGAGTGATAGTGATATTGAGGCCTGTCCCTTTATTGAAATCCTCCAGGATTCTGTCGTGTGGGACTTGCCCGATCCGTACTGCTGCGTGGTTAGAGCCTATAACCGTAAGCATAGCAAGGTCACCGAGTACGCCTACAAGCGAGAAGGTGTAGCTCGACAGAAAATAGCGCAACTGGCCGAACAAGGCATAGAAGTACTTGTCCTTACTCAACAGTACGTTGCAACACTCAACTACCCCGACGATTGACGACTTCCAGCCCGTTGCCTCCCCGGCTTTCAAGGGCTCCAGCTTCAGTGCTGATGAATACCGGGACGCCTGGGGGGACGACTGGCACACCCTGTTCATGGAGCACCCCGGCTTGCCACCACTGCATCATGCAGATTCCGCATAAGCGCAGAGCTGCAGAACAGCTGTACTACCATTCCTTTCGACCTGACCTCGCGGATGACCCTGTTTGATGCCCTCGGACTGTATGCCGGGTGGGATAGCACACCACAGCCCTACTGTGCGCTGCATATTTACTGCGGATCTCTACAGCTTCGCTTGGGTCATTTGTTGCTAGGTTGTGATTGGTTCTTCAACCGCACCGATGCCCGAAACAAGCAGTCCACTCCTCAAAGAGAAGACGGACCTCGTGATGTGGCGCCTCCTCCGCGTCCACGAGTTGTTTCGGGAGAAGGATGTTGAAGTCCCCGGCCAGCTGGTGTCGGTCTTCTGCTACATCGCCTCCCACAATCCTTGCCACCTGCAAGCGATCCAAGAGGATTTGGGTATGTCACCCAACAGCACGAGCCGCAACACAGACTGGCTGAGTACGCATCACCGATTGGGCAAGCCTGGTATGGGACTGATTGTCAAGACAGTCGATCCCCTGAACCACCGCCGCCGGATCGTGAAGCTCACACCCAAGGGACACCAAATGGTTCTCAAGATCAAGGAGATTCTCGACCGTGATTGAATCCGTCAAAACCTGGGGGGAAGCTGTTGACTTCACCTTCAAAACCAGGGACGCCTGGCGTCGGGGCAACTCCCGCCCCACCAACACCTACAACTGCCAACACTTTACGAATTGTGTTGGTAACTCATTTCCACTCGTAAAAATCACGCCCCTGATCATGACGCAGGTGTGCATTGATTTGGAGACGGAGCGGCAGATGTCCAGCTCCACCATCAACCGGGTGATCAGCGCGGTCTCGACCGTGCTCAATCACTGTGCGGCGATGGGGGTGATCGACTTCAACCCACCCCGCTTCCAGCGCCGGGAGGAGGGGGAGCACCGTCTGACGTGGTTCACCAAGCCGGAGGTGGAGACCATGGTGGAAGCCGCCCAGGATCCCTTTGCACGGGACGATGTGGCCGCCATCATCGTGGTCGCGGCCTACACCGGCATGCGCCAGGGGGAATTGCTGAAACTGCGGGTCAAGGATCTCGATCTTTCGACCAAGCAGATTTACATCGGCGGTCGTGAGGGGTTTGAAACCAAGTCCAAGAATTACCGCACGGTGCCGATCCATGATCGCATCTTCCCGGTGTTACATGGACGCAGTGAATACGCCAAGCGCGAGACCCTGATCTTCGGCGATGATTGGCCTGGGGGTAAGGACCAACTGATTCGTGCCTTCAAAAAAGTAAGGAATTACTCTGTGAAGAAAGATGACAGTTGGACGTTCCACTCCCTGCGTCACACGTTTGCCACATGGTGCGCCGAGGCCGGGGTGCCCATCCGTACCCTCATGGGTCTCATGGGACACGCCAACGTGGAGACAACGTTACGATATGCAAAGGTCACGGACAAGGCCCGTGTCGATGCGATCAACGCGTTGTGACTCCGTGTAAAGGCCGGATCTAGCTCGTCTAGTGACCCCCAATCTGGTACTCTTTTGAGGTGCCAAGCGGGGCGGCTCTCCTGAGTCTCATCGCTGGAATCCCCACGCGGATGTGGCGGAATTGGTAGACGCGCTAGTTTCAGGTTCTCGGACCGACTGAATTTGCACTGTGGATACATGCCGGGTTAAAGCCCGGCTTTTCAATGGCTGTCTGGTTTCCACTCGTCACAAGGAACTAGCAGCGGATCTAGCGACAACCATTCCACTTGAGACAGAATGTCAACACCCGCTCTGATCGAGGAGCAGCTCGCTTTTGAGCGCCAGGCATCGGCCTGCGGTCGTCAAGGGCTGCTAGACAACACACTCAAGATGGAGGAGCGCTCCTACGCCTCTGCCTCGGTCTATGGAGCCCCCAGCATCAATGCAGCCTTACCGGAGGTGGCACGGGTCATCACGGATACGCTGAGCCGCATCCACGCGGGCAAGAACGGGCGGGACTTCGCCACGATTCACCAATACCTGGAGGGGATCGAGCCGGAGGCAGCTGCGGCCATCGCCCTCAAGCTGACCTTTGACAAGGTCTTCAGTCCCAAGGACCGGGCCAATGAGATCGCCAACGTGATCACCTCCATTGGACAGGCCCTGGAACAGGAGGCCCAGCTGCGGTGGTACGAGGCGCAAGACCCCGACCTAATGGATCGCATCAGGAGGAGCTACTGGCACAGCTCCTGCGGCACTCAGCAGCGTTTCACGGTCGCCAAGACCCTGATGAACCGCCATGACTACAACTGGGACACCTGGGGTGCCTTGGTTCGGGCCAAGCTGGGCGGCTGGCTGCTGGACTGTGTCATGCAGGCCACGGGATGGTTTGAACGGATCACCATCAAGCGTCCGAACGGCACCCCCACCCTCATTGTCCCCAGCCTCATCTTCGCCTCGATGAAGGAGGAGCTGATGCGGAACGCCATGCTGTTTGCTCCGATGGCCTGGCCGATGCTGATCCCACCACGGGATTGGTCGCCGATCAGCCATGGCGGCTACCTCACCAACGAGGTCATGAAGGGCCATGAGCTGGTCCGCAGGGGCGAAGACGGACTAATACAGGGGAACGCTCCTCTCCTGTTTTTGAACAAGCTCCAGCGGACCGCGTACACCTTGAACACCTTTGTGGTTGAGGTGGCCGAGACCCTGATGGAGCGTGGCTACAAGGTGGGTAAGTTCATCCCAATTATTGAACTACCCATTCCCAACAAACCTTGGGACATAGCGGACAACAAAGAGGCCCGGCACGAATACAGACGCCAAGCAGCCGAGGCAATGAACCACAACGCTGCAGCATTCAAACGGTCATGCCGTACAAGAATGACAATGGAAACTGTCAAACTCTTCAAAGAGAGAGACAAGTTCTATCTGCCGTGGTCATTTGACTATCGAGGTCGCACTTATCCAATCCCAGCTTTTCTTACTCCTCAGGACACAGATTTTGGGAAATCCCTCCTGAAATTTGCTGATCCCAGCTTCATGACTCCTGAAGCGGAGCAGTGGTTGGCCTTTCAGGTCGCTACAACCTACGGCCTCGACAAAGCCACCATGAAGGAGCGACAGGATTGGGTCAAGGACAACCACGACCTCATCTCTCGTGTTGCAACCGATCCACTCAGCAATTTGTGTGATTGGGAAGGGGCATCTGAGCCCTGGCAATTCCTCTCTTCGTGTGAGGAGTTCTATGCAACAGTGATTGAATGTTCCAGGAGTTGGACATCCCTACCCGTAGCAGTCGATGCTACTTGTTCTGGCCTCCAGATTCTCGCTGGTATGGCGAGGGATCAATCAACAGCAAGGTTAGTCAATGTATTGCCAGGTGAAATGCCTAGTGATGCATACAAAGTTGTTGCTGAGGTTGCTAAGACAAAGCTTCCACAGAACTTGGCTTCTCTCTTAGATCGGAAGGTCACAAAGAGAACAGTTATGACTATTCCTTACAATGCAACTAAGCACAGTAATCGTCAGTACATCCGTGATGCGCTGAAAGAAAAGGGTGCTGAGTTCACACCTGAAGAGTTAACCCTCATCGTTAACGCTGTGCGGGAGGCCATGTATGAAGTTGTGCCAGGGCCAATGCGGGTCATGGACTGGATCCGCCAAGAAGTTGGCGCTGCATTCAAGCGGGGCGCAGACCACTTGAAATGGGAAACACCGTCAGGTTTCATCGTTCTTCAGAATCGAAGAAAGAGGAAAGTTAAGACGGTCAAACTTCAAATACTTGGTCGTTGTGAAGTTAATCTCACAACTGGTTACGAAGGACCGGATGTAAATGGACACAAGTCCAGTACAGCGCCAAACCTTATTCACAGCGCCGATGCAAGCCTCTTACATCTGGCATTCCTTAAATTCACCGCCCCGTTCACCGTCATCCACGACTCAGTGCTGTGCCGCGCCACAGATATGTCTGAGTTGAATCGTGTAGTCAGGGAAACCTACTACGAAATCTTCGCTAACGGCAACTTCCTTCAGGAGTTTGCTGAAGCAATAGGAGCTGAGACAGAACCACCCATCATTGGTGATCTAGATCTCGACTCGGTACTTGAATCCACTTACTTTTTTTGTTAATTAAACATGGGCACCACGCACCTGATCAAGGACAAGACTTTCACTCTTGAGGGCTTTCAATCTGCTTTCAAGCCAGGTAAGTATGGTACTTGTGGGATCAAGGTTGTTGTTGATCAAGACACTGTCGATGCTCTGGAAGCAGAGCGTGATGACATGATCATCAACAAGATCTCGAAGCAACCCGATCCAAAGCGTTGGGTTGTTGCGCGTAACACCAAATGGTCGGATATCGATGATGGTAAGTACATCATCAATTTCACCTGGAAGCCTGACCAGGCGCCTGTGTTCATAGACAGCGAAGGTACTGTGATCACCGAAGAAATTCCCCTTTATAGCGGTAGTGCTGTAAAGATTAAGTTCGATCACTATCCTTATCCTGACAACACTCGCAAAGAGGTTAACACTACTTGCAAGCTGCTGAAGGTGCAAGTCATTAGCTGTAGTGGTGGTGCTGGCGTGGATAGTGGTGGTGTGGATTTCGGTAAGACAGATGGATTCAAGATTGCAAATCCTCATGTGACTATCAACCCTCCTGATGAGGACACCAACACCGATTTCTGATTAAGTCATGGCTTTCCGCTCTGGGTTGGAAGAGAAGGTCGCTGATCTTCTCACCAACCTGGGGGTTAAATACGAATACGAGTCAACAAAGGTTCCATACGTTCTTCGGTGTAATTATACGCCGGACTTCTTGCTGCCAAATTCTGTCTTCCTTGAGACAAAGGGTCGCCTCACTGAGGAAGACCGACGCAAGATGAAAGCGGTCAAGGCTGCCAACCCTGAACTTGACATTCGATTTGTGTTTCAGTCCCCCTACAACAAGATCTACAAAGGATCGAAAACAACATACGCCGCGTGGGCCGAGAAAAACGGCTTCCTTTGGTGCGCCTATCACTCCATCCCCATTGAATGGTTGACCTAAAAGTAATTAAAGATCTTGCGGCCAACCTGATCATGGCCCTTGACAAGCATTCGTCTCCCAATGACATCATCGAAGGTTTTGAAGATGCACTTGATGAGTACGAAGAATTGATCCAACGCTTCCATGTATCAAACGAGCAACGCTGAATCCAGTGAATTCACCGCTCATGAACCTTGTCCTTCCTGTGGATCAAAGGACAATCTGGCTCGTTACGACGACGGTCATGGCTACTGCTTTGGCTGTGGCCGGTATGAATTTGGCACTGGTGATGTTGTACAAAGACAAAAGGAGTTCATGACCTTCAGTCTGAAAGGTGTTCCAGGACCACTACCTCGTCGAAAGATCAGTGAGGAGGTCTGCCGAAAGTATCGTGTACAGCGAGATGACAAGCACCTGTACTTCCATTACTTCACACTTGATGGAACTTGTACTGGGGCAAAGGTAAAAACCGCCGACAAACAGTTTAGTTGGGAGGGTAGTAATCCTGAACACACACTCTTTGGACAGCATCTTTTCCCAAGTTCTGGGAAGAGAGTTTGCATCACCGAAGGAGAGCTCGATGCACTTTCGTGTTTTGAGGCGATGCCGGGGTGGCCGATGGTATCAGTACCGGATGGCGCCAAGTCGTCAAAACGGGCGATACAAAGGCAGCTTGAGTGGCTACAAGGCTACGAAGAAGTTGTGCTGTTCTTCGACAATGATGATGCTGGCCGTCAAGCGGCGAAAGATGCGGCAAGCGTCCTACCACCGGGCAAAGTTAAGATCGCTCGCCTCAATGATTGGAAGGATGCTTCCGATGCACTCCAGGCGGGCGAGGCACAGACAATTCGAGAAGCAATCTGGAATGCGACTCCATTCCGGCCAGATGGCATTGTCGATGCGAAGAACCTTCTTGAGGTAATTACCACTCCAAATCCACCGTGTGCTCATGAATACCCGTATCAAGGTCTTCAGAAAAAGCTTCACGGTATTAGGCCGGGGGAATTGGTAACAATTACCTCGGGGTCTGGACAAGGAAAAAGTTCTTTTTGCAGGGAACTTGCTACACACTTACTCAAACAAGGTGAGCGTGTTGGCGGCATCTTCCTCGAAGAATCAAACCGCCGCACAGCACTTGGTCTGATGTCTGTTGCTGAAGGCAAAGCCTTTCACATCGGTGAGCATGACAGGGAGTCGCTTCTTAACGCATACGACAGGACAATCAGGGATTGGAACCTATACCTGTTTGACGGTTTCGGTTCGTTCGAGCCTGACATTGTATACAACCGTATTGAGTATCTAGCTCAAGGCCTGGATGTCAAAGTTGTCATCCTTGACCACCTCAGCATCTTGCTAAGTGGTTTGGATGGTGACGAACGGCGGATGCTAGATGTGACCATGACAAGGCTTCGTTCTCTTGTTGAACGCACAGGCATCTCATTGTTCCTTGTGTCTCACTTGCGGCGTACTTCTGGTGATCATAATCACGAAGAAGGTGCTCGTGTCAATTTGGGTCAGCTAAGGGGATCCGCATCGATTGCACAGCTAAGTGATGCCGTTATTGCATTGGAACGGAATCAGCAGACCAACTCCTCGACAACTGTACGAGTCCTCAAGAATCGGTTTTCCGGTGAAGTTGGGCCTTGCTGTGAGCTTACTTACGACCTTAGTACCTGTCGCTTTACTGAACACACACTTGAAGATGAATTCGAACCAAACCCGGACTTCTAATTACGAACACCGACTGCATCGACCCAAGCCGCCGTCTCCAGAAATGGTGCAACGAGCGCAGCCATTCCGAGCAGAGACCCTCCAGGTAATGGAGGCGGTGATCAAAAGTCCGAAGTATCAGTTCGCTGAATGACCCACCCCATCACCCCACCGTCGGAGCTGGTGCAGCAGTGGATGGATGACTTGTATCACGAACCCGGACAATTTGTCAGTTCAGATGACAAAGCATTAGCCACCCGCGCGGCCCAATGGGGCGCCGACCAGGAGTTACTGGCTTGTGGAAATTACCTCAAGCAGTGCGCTGCGTGGGAGGAAGAGGATGTAACTGAGTTCTATAACTACCGCCGCCCCAAGCCACCGAGCTTGAAGGAGCAGGCGCTAGACGCACACAACCGCATGATGGCCGGAACCGAAACACAAGACGACTGGACGATTGTCCGCCTCGCCCTGGAGGCCCTGCCCGATGAATGACCTCTCCCCCGCGGCAGAAGCCGTGCTGGATGCCTACCGCTCATCACACCTGAGCATCAACAACCTCGCCGCCGCCCTCCGCTCTGCTGCGGATCAAGTGGTGCCGGAGCAAAGTGAGCCACCCTGCGGAGAAGGTGAACCGTGGCCCCAGAGCTATCAATTGATGGCCGATTCCAAATGGGAGCAACGGCAGAAAACTCGCGACGAACTCCTCGCCATCGCCGACGAGCTGGAATCGCAATGACTGACGACCCCATCATCATCTGCACACCGGATGAGCTGGTCGCCATGCACAGCCGTGGTGAGGTAGCTGATACCGGTTTCTGCATCACCCTTGAAGCCTTGTTTGAGGTGTTGTGTGAGTTCTACGGAACGTCCTCCCTTTGGAAACCTAACGATGTCTACTGAAGAGTTCAAGCTGAGAAACCTTCGTGGTGCTGTGTGTGAGTACATCGACGAAGACCTTACTACAGAATTCCTTGATGATCTACGGAAGATCTTAGAGGAAGAGGAGGACGGCTTCATTAAAAAAGCCTTGGTCTACAAAGATCTCAGAAGGAAGCTCTTTAAATGAACCTCCTCTTTGACATCGAGACAGACGGCCTTTACAACAACGTAACCCAAATCCATTGTGTTGCTATCAAAGACCTTGGTAACGGTGAGACTTATGTCTTCAATGATGTTGGTACTCAGCAGCCTATTTCGCGTGGCATCTCAATGCTGGAAGAGGCTGACACGATCATTGGCCACAACGTGATCGGGTACGACATCCCCGTTATCAAGAAGTTCTATGCATGGTTCAGCCCAAAGCGGCCTCTTGACACTCTTCTTCTTTCTCGCCTTTATCATCCTGACCTTCTTAAGGTCGATAGAGTAGTCAATGAAAAGGGTGAGTCAGTGTGTCGATGGAAGGACATGCCACTCAAGTTGGTAGGTAGGCATTCATTGGAAGCATACGGTTACCGACTCAAGGTGTACAAGGGGTCGTTTGCCAAGCACACCGACTGGAAGGAGTGGTCTCAGGACATGGAGGACTACTGCAAACAAGACCTGGAAGTCACTCACAAACTATGGAATCATTTCCACAAATACCTGAATGGGTCTTACTTGAACACCGAGTCGCAGAAATCCTGACAAGGCAAGAGCTTCATGGATGGTACTTCGACGAGCGATCCGCTTATGAGTTGGAATCGGAACTACGATCTTCACTTGAATCGTTGTCAGCAGCTCTCAGAGAGCGGCATCCTTTCGTTGCGGGAAGCGAGTTTACTCCTCGTCGCCTTAACAAGACCACGGGATATTTCACTGGATGCACTTTTACGCGCGTCAAGGATCTTAACCCCACAAGTCGAGAGCACATCGCATGGATCTTAAGCAAACTATGTGATGTCGATGAAGTGCCAATCTACGGGTGGAAACCAACTCAGTTTACTGACAAAGGGAAACCAACTGTAGATGAAGTAGTACTGACGGACATCGGCACTCCAATTGCGCTGGAGTTTCTCCAGTGTTTGGAATTGAAAAAGCAGCTTGGCATGTTGACGGAAGGCACCAATGCCTGGCTCAAGCTTTGTCGAAATGGTCGAGTCCATCATCACTGTTCCGTTGCAACAAACACCCATCGATGTGCCCATCGAAATCCCAACCTTGGCCAGACCCCAGCGGATGCACGATTCAGACGATTATTCCAGGCAACTCCAGGACTATGCATGGTTGGCGCCGATCTTAGCGGCATCGAGTTGCGGATGTTCGCGCATTACCTTAGTCATTATGACGGTGGGCGCTATGGTGAAATCCTGCTCAATGGTGATATCCACCAAGTTAATGCCGACAAGATTGGCATTAGTCGTAAGCTCGTCAAGACCGTTACCTATGCTTTTCTTTACGGGGCTGGGGATGAAAAGATCGGACTCTCTTATGACGCTCAGCTTTCACCCACTAAGGCAAAGAAAAAGGGAGCAGAAATACGCCAAGCGTATCTCGATGCAATTGAGGGTCTTGAAAAGCTTGTTAAGGCCGTCCAGGAAAAGGTTCAATCAACTGGCTATCTCCGTTCAGTTGACGGACGACATATCGCTGTTGATGCCCCCCATAAGTCGCTGAACTACCTTCTCCAATCGGGAGCTGGTGTCATTGCTAAGCGATGGATGGTCATCGCTAATGATCAAGTCAAACAACTGAATATCGAAGCTCATCAGTTGGCATTTGTCCATGATGAACTTCAGTTTGAATGTAACCCCGCACATGCGGACACTCTAATGTTTAATCTTGAACTCGCAGCAGCTCAAGCTGGAGAGTATTACAACCTCCGAATTCCAATCGCCGCTGAAGCGGGAAAAGGTTCCACATGGGCTGACACTCACTGATACAAATCGCAAAGGTGACTATTGGGAACAGATGGTCACACTCTTGGCGTGGGAAAAGGGCGCTGAAGTCTATAGGAATGCTGGCGGCACTGGCAAAGGCGACCTAGTACTTAAGGTCAGCAATCAGCTTATTGAATGCGATGTCAAGCAGATGACATGGGACAGGAGATCCAATAGCTATACACATAGAAAGCAGGTCGCGCCTGGAATAACGCCAATAGCTGTGCATCCAGTAACACGAGAAGTGCGTTGGGTGCGCGGCAAGGTTCCACTAGGACTTGAGAACTTCTGGAGTTGACTGACTAAACAACTATGCCTGCCAAATCTAAAACCAACCTAGGCCGAACTCCATTCAAGCAAGGCCCTCCAAAGAAAACACGCCAAGGTGACGGTCAGCACTCGCTACCGAACCACGGCCGAAAGAAAAGTCGAGGTCAAGGTAAATGAGTAAACTCATTGATGCTGATTACCTCGCATACAAGACCTGTGCATCCTGTGAAGACGAGACGGACTTTGGTAACGACGTAATCGTTGTCACCAGTAAGTTCTCTGAAGTGCTAGACCGGTTCCAAAGTGAACTCAACAGCATCGTCGAATGTCTCGGAGGGATGGATGATGTAATCCTTTTCTTCAGCAGCCCTACGAATTTCAGAAAAAAGATTTACCCCGATTACAAGGGTCACCGAAACCGTAAGAAACCCTGCGGTTACAAACGTCTTCTGAATTGGTGCGGTGATAACTACACCACGATCATGGTGGACGACCTGGAAGCAGATGATGCACTCGGTGTCTTCGCTACTGATCCGATTGAGGCTGAAGCTGGGCACATCCTGTGCTCACCTGACAAAGACATGCGTCAGATCCCTGGTCGATTGTTCGACCTAACAAATCCTGTGACCGAAATCACCAAGGAGGAGGGGGACCGTTGGCACCTGATTCAGACAATGAGCGGTGACCAGACAGATGGTTATGCAGGTGTACCTGGGATTGGTATCAAACGAGCAGTGGCTTTGTTTGAAAAGAAAGGGTGGACTTGGGACACCGTTGTTGAAACCTTTGAAGAGAAAGGACTAACTAGTGATGATGCTCTTCTTAATGCACGGCTTGCCAAAATCCTTCAATACGAGAACTTCGACCGTGATGCAAACACCCCAATCCTTTGGACCCCCAGCCCCAGTGATGGAGCTGACAATGGAGCAACAGTTCAAACTTCGGCGCCTGAAGGATCTGCTGCCTGAGGCACGAACGGAGGACATCATTACCGTCTTTCTTGCGCTGCAACATCAGAACTTTGTTCTTTCAAACACCGTTTCTAACTTGGTAAAACAATGGCCACAACCTCACCAGAGCATTACGGAAGTAGTTGGAAGGTCGGAGACTTCATCCGAGAGCAAGGGCTGAGCTTCCACCTTGGTAATGCTATTAAATACATCGCTCGCTGCGGAAAGAAAGCAGCAACAAACCCAATTGATGACCTCGACAAAGCAATCCACTACCTTGAAAACGAACGTGAGTTTCTACGAAACAGCTGCAAACGAGTTCAGGAACAAGTTCGAGCTGCCGCTAGGGCTGACGAATACCTCTTTGAATCTGCAACAGACTTTGATCGATGAGGAGCACCTCGAGGTTGCTCATGCCTATCTTGATCTGAAGAAAGATATTACCAACAAGCGGGCACGGGAACACCTGCTCAAAGAGCTGGCTGATCTGGTGTACGTGTGTCATCAGATGGCTGCAGCGTTTGGGTGGGATCTGCAGACCGCCTACAACCGAGTGCATGGGAGCAACATGAGCAAGCTCGGTGAAGACGGCAAACCTATCCGCCGTGAGGATGGAAAGATTCTGAAATCAAGCAACTACTACGAACCCAATCTGATTGACCTTGTCTGAAATGAGTAAAGAACTAATCGCCCGAACTGGCCGGGTACAGAATTGGATTGATGATCCAACCTCCCGACTCCCCGTCTCCTGCACTGTCTTTGTGGTTGAAGACACCATGGAAGGCCCTAATGGGATTGAAGCAAGCTGGCGTTTCGTCAGCCATGCACTGCGCTACGGAGCAGGGGTAGCAGTTCACCTGTCTAAACTCCGACCCAAAGGTGATGAGAACGGTAAAGGTCTTGTAGCCTCTGGCCCGGTCTCCTTTGCCAAGATCTACTCAACCCTAAATGAAGTACTCCGACGCGGGGGTGTTTACAAGAACGGCGCTGTCGTGTGTCATCTTGACCTTAACCATCCTGACATCCTTGAGTTTGTTGAAGCTAATCGATCTGATCTTCCTTGGGTGAAACGATGTGTCAACATCAATCCCCACTGGTGGGCTGAAGCGAATCAACAAGTGCGTGATGCCCTAATTCTTGGCATCAAACGTGGTGACATCTGGCTCAACAAAACGAAGGTCGACAAAGATGGGAATCGCATCCGAGGAAACGTATGTCTGGAGGTGTATCTGCCCTCACGGGGAACCTGTCTATTGCAGCATGTCAACCTCGGCGCATGTGAACTCGATGACATTCAACGTGCTTTCACAGACGGAATGTCCGAGCTGTGCAGTCTCCATGCCAAGACAGGTGTCGGAGATAGCGGGGAGTACCTCCCTTCAGAGACGGATCGCCAGGTCGGTTTGGGAATGCTCGGACTGGCTAACCTGCTCCGTCGCTATGAGCTGACGTACAAGGAGTTTGGAGCTGCTCTCAAGCTGATCAATGAGAACACCCCCCAAACTGAACAGACGCCAGCCTACGTACTGGCTAATGAGCTGAAGAAGGGGATCAACACTGCCGCTCAGATCGCTGAGGCCAACGGCATGGACCGTGCCTTTGCCATCGCTCCTACTGCCTCGTGCAGCTACCGCTATACGGATCTCGATGGGTACACCACATGCCCTGAGATCGCCCCTCCTATTGCCCGCCAGGTTGACCGTGATAGCGGTACGTTTGGTGTCCAGAGCTTTGACTACGGTCCTGTTGAGATCGCGTCGGAAGTTGGCTGGGATGATTACTTCAATGTGGTGAACGGCATTGTATCAATGCTTGATAAGACGGGACTTCTTCATGGGTATTCGTTTAACAGTTGGTCCGATGTGATCACCTACGACGAAGCCTTTATTGAAGAGTGGCTGGATAGCCCCCAAACTTCTCTCTACTACTCACTCCAAGTAATGGGCGACGTTCAGGATAAATCCAGCGCATACGCAGCACTGGATGAAGCTGAGGTCGATGACTACTTGGATTCAATCCTTAACTCGGCTCCTGATTGTAACTGCGGAGAATGATGAACCCCTACGAAAAACTACAACAACGAAAGCGGACCTGGACTCCAGTTCAGACCACCGCAGGAAAAGTAAAGGAAGGTGCGGAGGAGACGATCTACCGCGCCTTGGCAATGCGTCACATGGAAGTTCCGGTTGGTGACTTCATCATTGAAGGCTTGAAACATGAGATTCCACAGAACGCAGTTGAGCTTCTTGCTTCCAACGTGCGTGATGAGGAGAACCACGATCTCGCTCTTGGTTACATCGCCAATGCTATTGGAGTGGATCCAGTGGCTGAAGAAGAAGCAAAGCGTCTTCGTGCCGCGTGGATTGAACATGGAGATCACACTATCACGAAAGCCCTTGTCGCTGAACGTGCGATCTTCTTTGTCCTATTGCCGTTTTTCCGTTTTAACGGTGACGCTGGCTTACGAACAGTATCAGCTGACATAAGCCGTGATGAACAAGTACACGTTGCTGCCAATAGCCTTGTTTGTCGTGAGCTGGGGCTTAACATCAGTCCTTCTCTTGACAAACTGCGTAAGGCAACTATCAACTGGGTGATGCAACCACTCAAAGCATCAAACCCTGATAAGTATCTATCCAAGAACTTTTGGTTGGATGCCAGTGATCGTCTGATGTACGAAGGTAAGGCACCTGAACTTTCTGACACACGGCGGGCTCGAATGCCTGCCTTCTTTGAACATGCAAATCCCAACCTCCCACAATATGCTTAGCCCTGGTCTGACCGTAGAAAGGCTCTTAGCTGAGTTGGAGGAGAACTTCCAAGCCTCCCTACCCCAACCAAGTGACTCACAGAATCTGATCATGTATCGGAGTGGTCAGCGAAGTGTTGTGGAATGGGTGAGGTTGAGAATGGAAAATGAGTGAAAACCTTTTGAAACAGTAAATGCTTGTAGTATCACAACAGAGCAAACATTATGGCTTACAAGAATGGTGGAAGCGGTTGGGCTCCAGGAGCAGAGAAGTACGCAGGTGAATTTGGCAGCATTAACCCAGGCGGTCTCCTTAACATAGGGCCTAATAAGTACTACGGTGGTGGTTCATATATGACAATTGCTGCCAACCCAAATATCCCGGGTTGGGGCAATTATGTACCACCGGGCTATGAGAAGGTGGCTTGGGAACCAACTTCTATCTATGGCCCGCGAGGGGGGTATAACGGTCCTGGGACTGGGTATATCGGTACTGGGACTATGCTTTTACGCCGCACGGGTCAACAAGAAGCCGCTGCTCCTCAGGTGCCTACACCACCGCCGACGCCCACAGTAACGCCACGAGATCCTGAACCACTTGTTCCCACCCCAGGCCCTAGCAATTCAGAAACTAAGTCTCCTTATTCAGATGAGATTGCAGACCTTTTGAAGCAGCTGGCTAATAGGCAAAACGCACCCGCACCGGTCAGCGCACCAACCACCATTCAGTTGCCTGATCCAGGTTACACCTCATCGACTGCTGTGGCGGGGAATGCTAGTGGGTTCACACGTAAACAATCATCTGCACGAAAGGCAGGCCTCACAACAAAAGGTACGTCTCGTTTGAGGATTAGCCGTACTGGACAAACCACCGCTTCGAGCGGACTCAATATTGGTGTTTAATAAATGTCAGCTAAGACTAGGTACGATTATCTCTCGCGATACCGTTCCCAGCCTCTAGACATAGCAGTTCAATGTTCAAAGCTTACTCTTCCTTACCTAATTCAGGAAGATGAGCTGTCGAACAGGAACACATGGCGGAAGATCGTCACACCGTGGCAAAGTGTTGGTGCAAAAGGGGTGGTCACGCTTGCATCCAAATTGATGTTAGCTCTCCTACCTCCACAGACCAGCTTCTTTAAGCTGCAGGTGAATGACTCGAAACTTGGCGTAGAACTTCCTGCTGAAGCAAGGTCTGAACTTGACCTGAGCTTTGCAAAGCTTGAACGTATGGTGATGGATTCGATTGCTGCAAGCAGTGATCGTGTTGTGATTCACCAGGCAATCAAGCACCTTGTGGTTGGTGGTAATGCACTGGTCTACATGGGAAAGGATGGTCTCAAGCTATTCCCGCTTAATCGCTACGTGGTAGATCGAGATGGAAACGGAAACGTAATCGAGATAGTCACAAAGGAGCGCATCGCTAAGAAGCTATTGATGGATGAACTTCCTTTGGAGTTCAAAGGTATCAATCCTGTTGGCGATGATGGCTCTGAAAATGAAGAAGACATTGATGTCTACACACATGTCAAACGAGACAACAACCGTTGGATTTGGCATCAAGAGGTGTACGACAAGATCATTCCCAGCTCTCGTGGTAAAGCACCTATTGATACCAGTCCTTGGTTGGTATTGCGCTTTAACACTGTGGATGGCGAGTGTTTCGGTAGGGGTCGTGTAGAAGAGTTTCTTGGAGATATTCGGTCTCTTGAAGCTTTGATGCAAGCCCTGGTTGAAGGTAGTGCTGCCGCAGCAAAGGTCATCTTTACTGTATCTCCCAGTTCTACAACCAAGCCACAGACCCTTGCACAAGCTGGCAACGGTGCCATTGTCCAAGGTAGACCCGATGACATTGGTGTTGTTCAGGTAGGAAAGACTGCTGACTTCCGAACAGCTGCTGAAATGGCAGCAACATTGGAACGTCGAATCAGTGAAGCATTCCTGGTATTGAATGTTCGACAAAGCGAACGTACAACAGCTGAGGAAGTGCGAATGACCCAACTGGAACTTGAACAGCAATTGGGTGGACTATTCTCCCTTCTTACTGTTGAGTTCTTGATCCCGTATCTGAATCGCAAGCTATCAGTGATGCAGCGAAACGGTGAGATAACTCGTCTCCCTAAGAACCTTGTACGACCAACCATCGTGGCTGGTATCAGTGCTCTTGGTCGTGGACAAGACCGGGAGAGCCTGACTGCATTCTTGACAACGATTGCTCAAACCATTGGTCCTGAAGCACTCGGCAAGTTCGTCAATCAAGATGAGGCGATCAAACGTCTTGCTGCTGCACAAGGGATTGATGTCTTGAACTTGATTAAGACCCAACAGCAACAACAGTCTGATATGCAAACGGCAATGCAGCAACAGACACAGATGTCTCTTGTGAATCAGACAGCACAACTTGCAGGAACTCCCATCTTTGATCCGAGCAAGAATCCAGATGCAATGCAACTTCTAAATGGACAAACAAACCCCCAGTCGCCCACAACGGGTCAAGCACAACAAGCCCCAGGTCCCAGCTTCCAATGAAGTGACCGTTGATGATTCTGAACTAGCAAAGCCGACACCCTTTGATACCAATCGGTATGCCCCAAAGGAACGGATTGGTCGAGCCTCTATTGGTGTCGATCCGAACCGTGTGGAGCGTGTAGGCCTTGGCGGCTTGAAAACTACTACTAACTATGGCAATCAATCTAACGTATGACCCCAGTGGGGATCCTCAGGCTATCGAAGCTGATGAGGCCCGTGATGCTGAAAGCTATGCAATTGGCGATCAGCTACAGCAAGAGCAAGATGCTCTGCTTGCTGGTAAATACAGGAATGCAGAAGACCTAGAACGAGCTTACATTGAACTTCAACGTAAATTCGGTTCTCGTTCTAGTGATGATGATCAAGGCTCAGATCTGATGGAGGATTCTCCGGAAGGTGATGATGAGCAAGAAGTAGAACCACAAGAGGAGGTGGATTACTCCTTTCTCAATCGTCTTGCCGAAGAGGCTGACAGCGGTGAGTTCTCGCCTGAAACGCTCCAGTCGTTGGAGGGAATGAGCGCAACCGACATTGCTGACATGTTCCTTGCTTACCGTGAACAGCAACCTGTTCAAACGGAACAACGGGAGATCTCTTATGAAGAGGTGTCAAACATGAAAGGAATTGTTGGGGGTGAACAGCAGTACAACCAAATGGTCACTTGGGCTGCTCAAAACATGTCCCAAGAAGAGATCGCTGTTTACGATGCTGTAATGGACAAAGGCGATCCTCAAGCTATTTACTTTGCTATTCAAGCTTTGAACTACCGTTATCAAGATTCTGTAGGTACTGAAGGCCGGCTTCTGACTGGGTCTGCTGCTCAGAGTATGGATAGTTTCCGTAGTCAAGCTGAAGTTGTACGTGCGATGAGTGATCCTCGATACGACAACGACCCTGCCTATCGGCAAGATGTATACGAGAAACTAGAGCGTTCCAACGTGAACTTCTAGGTATCTGCATAAGTGCCAATACTGCGCGTGTATTGGCTCATTTGGAAGTGTTAGCAATATCAAAGTCCCCTGCAATGAACAAATGCTAACTCTGACACTTACCCTTGCCTCTCTCGCTTCGTGGTACGGCTATCCCTATCACGGTAGACAAACTGCTTCTGGAGCGATTTACAACATGAATGCAATGACTGCTGCTCACCGTTCACTTCCATTTGGATCCAAGGTTCGGGTTTGCAATACAGCCAACAAAAGGTGTGTCAATGTCATTATTAATGATCGCGGACCTTTTGTTCATGATCGTGATATTGATCTAAGCAAAGCAGCTGCAGATGCAATCGGTTTGAGGAGTATGGGTGTAGGTCAAGTCACCATCAATCTTATTAAGTGACATGGCACGAGCTAATCCGTTTGATCCGAAAAACTCTTCCGTTGCGAAGATTCAATACTGCGCACCCACCAGTACTGCTGGCGCATTCATCTATCCTTACACAGGGACTACTCTCGCTGAGCTTAGCCCTAAGGGTTCCACTTGTGAGCCTGGTACGTTGGATGATGTAGCTCCTTATGCAGGTACGTGGGCATAACAGACTAACATCACTTATTAAATGGCCAGCATTACAACGGGTCGGTATTCAAGCCGACAAATGGAAACGGGTCTTAGCGTACCCGAACACGACTATATCGGCATTACGAAT